CGTCTGGTTTGAATTCCTTGCAGTAAGCAAACAAAGCATCGCAAGCCTCATCGTCTTGAAGATCTCCGTGGTTATCACCACAAGCCACGAATTTTATAACTTTACTCATTTGGGAGGCTGCTTTCCTTCTGTTAGTCGCTTGACCTGTGCTTCAAGGTGCTTCACTTGGTCAAATAGTTTAATATTTGCGCTGTATTCCGTTTCGTTCATTAACTTGGAACGATAGAAATCAGACTGGGCTTGAATTCGATCAATGTCAGTTTGCTTTGCCATCAGCCGCTCGACCTGTGCTTTAAGACGTTTATTTTTTGATTTTAACAACTTGTTGTCGTTTTCAAGTTTTTCATAATCATCAATCCATACAAAACAGCCGTATTTAGTTTCTTCAAAATCGCAAGTTTCTTTAGACAAAGCATATCGTTTTACTTTGCTCATTGTGTGTCCTTTCCGTCCTTGGCGGCTTGCTTGGCGGCGAACCACGCTTTAATAAAAGGTTCAAAAGCAGGGTCTTCGCTTGCAACATAAACAAGGTTATCTCCCGCTTTGATCAGACGCTTGATCTGTGCTTCTAGTTTTTCGTTTGGGATAATGGTATGCGTCTTAAACGCTCCAAGGCGCTCAATTTCAGTTTTGAGGCGAGCGTTCTCGATGCGTTCGGTCTCAATGCTGTCCAAATCGTCGTCGGCTTGATTGTGAAGATCTGCGATCACTTCCTTAAGGTTCCGCACTTCAGCGGTCTTTTCCAGCACGTCACGCTTCAGCGCCTCAATTTGCTTATTTTGCTCTTCGATGGTGTCACGCAAATCAAAGGTCAATTTACAATTCTCTAATTCTGCTTTAAGTTTAGCATTCTCGTCTTCTAATTCTTCCAGACGCTTGCGCATATTCTGGTCAATCAGACGTGCTACTTCTAAAGTAATCCAATGGCTTCCCATAGTAGTATTATTTTTGGTATTTGTTGCGTGATTTAAGATAGCGAGTCACTTCTTGGTGATCGTAAGGCTGGAAAAGCGAATAACCACCATATTTAGATGTCTTAGGAAATAGGCTCTTCATAGGAAAGTTTTGCTCCAAAAAAACCTCTACTGGTTTTTCAAACATATCAGAAGCGTCTTTAGCACCAATACCAATGCGCTTGGCTTCATCGATTTGAATCTGCTCATTGAAAGGCACGATTACAATCTGACTCGTTTTACGGAATTTCATATTTTCAGTATGTGGACACGATGCTAAGAATTTGGCACGTTCATAGTTAATGCCCAAAAGATAAGCACGAGTGGCAAGATCATCAGGAAGGATTCGCTTTGAAGTGAAATCAACGACCATTAGAGTTGCAGTTGCTTGGCGAGTTTTTTGCCTTCAGAGACAATGAAATCAAAACTTTGTGGGGCAAAAGTGTATTCATAATCAATAGGCACTTCCCTTGTGATTTGACCAATCGACAAGCCTTCTTCCTCGTTGGCTGGATTCAACCCAGACGTGTTAATGCGTATGGTGATGACACGCCAATCTGGAAGATTCTTACGTACGACCAGCAATTCATTAACATAACGCCAGTCAGCAACTACGACGGTTACTGCACTATCATTCGTGAAGACATTAACCATATCAGTTAATTTGTTCGCAAACACGTCTTGATCGAGTGAACGAGCAAATTTACCAAAAGAAACTAATGCATTACGATGTTCCACTTTGAAACGTTCGTTAAAGAAACTACGAGCCTTCTCGTCTTTGCAATCAAGCCCAAGGTTGTACAAGAAATCATCACAAGCCTCCTTTAAGGAGTCTGCAAAGTTTCTAAGTAACACTGTATTTTTTCCACTTAGAAATAAACCATTGCGAAATGTGTCTTTCCCAGATCGAGCGTATCCAGTGATGAGAATAATTGTGGGCATAGGATTTTATTAGGATTAGAAATCGATGGATGAAGATTTGGGCGCTGAAATAGGTTCAATGCTCTTAAAAACGTATTCAAACTGAGGCTTACCATTGAATGGTTTGGCATCCTTTACTTCCACTTCAACTTTGCACGTTTTGCCAAAGGCTGGCTCAAAAATCTGGAACAAATCTTCTACTTTAATTCCCTTAAATTTATCTGCATCCACTTGAATGAAGTTGTTGGAAAACTTGCCTACAGTGATCGCAATCGATTTGGCGTTCGTTGACGAAAAGAATTTGGTCAAGCAATTGCCATCCTTGTCGATGAACAGGATGCGAGCAAAAGCATTGCTATTCTTGTCGTACTTAAAACGTTCCCAAACTTTCTCATCTTTGGGGCGAATCATTTTTAGGTTATAAGTGCCACTTTTGGTGATATTTACCAGTGGCTTCATTTCATTATTGTTACTCATTATTTTGGTATGGAGGGAAATTATAAATCTTGGTCGTTAGGGTCATCTTGGATGGCATCGGCTATATTAGCGATGGCATCTTTGGATTCTTCGATGGCTTTCTTACAGCGATCTAAATTGTTTTGCAGGATGCGTAATCCTGTTTCGATGCGCTTGATTTCATCGTGGATGTATTTGATGTCATACAATTCCACGATGTCGATTGGGTCAAGTGATACCAATTCACGTTGAGCAGATTTAACATCGCTCTCTAAATGGCGAATGTCTTCGCCAAGGATTTCTGCATCGACCAGATATTCTACGTCACGAATGGATTGCGTGATGATATTCAACTGGCGTTGTATGTGTTCGTATTTCATAAGTTTTTAATTTGTTTTTTGTAAATGGGAAATTTCTCTTCTTTGATCTTCATTTGATTTTTGGAATCAATATTAACAATGAAAAATTTAACATCAGATTTAATCAAGGATGGTAATTCAGTTTTCTTCCATTGAATCAAGCAATCAAGAAAATCGTTAGATGATTTGGTGGTGAATTCGACAAATGGCGTAATGGAATCGAGCAGGATAATCAATGCGTAATGATTGCGTTTTAATTTCAAACTTACAGCACGATCACGAATGCATTTAGGAGTTTTGAGGGTCATTGAATTATGGTTTTGGAGAAGCATCATTAGGATGCACCATAAAATAATCCTTTTCCCATTTCGCCCACAACTCGTAATTTTTGTTTTCTGGGATTTTGGAAGCCACTCGCTCACGCCAGCGCATCCATTCGCCACGCCAAGAGAAATACTCTTTCCATAAGATTTCACCACCATCTAACGAATCTGCCACGAATTCTGCATTTTCAACTTTCCCATTTTCCCAGACCAACATCAAAGCGTATGGGCAAGGAATCTTGTTACCCATTGTGATCACTCCTTGTGGTGGCTTGCGAAACTTGGATGGTTTAGCACAACTCATTTAGATGGTGGACGTGGTGGTGGCGTATTAAGGATTGTCTTGGTGAACGTATTGCCAGTTGGCTGGCTGGCTACAGCACCATCGTCATCAATGTCGACAGAGATAGCACAAGCAGTCTGTGCTGTTTGTCTACGTAGATAGGTTAATGCTGATCCCAGTTGCTGTGGCGTTAAGCCTTCTGTCCTGTGGGAGAGATTACCACCAACAATGCTTTCTCCATTTTCGTGAAGAAAGAAAACAGTAACAGTCGTGGTTAAACCATCACTGGTAGGTTGTTGAAAGAAAGCAAGGTGATGCTTCTTAGCGATGGCTTTGATGGTATCGAGTACTTCAGCAAGGCTGGCATACTTAGATTTGAACGCAGGATTAACTTTGTCTGCGCTGGCGTTTTCAATCTCGTTGAGAAAAGCCACTAAATCCTTTCGTGCTTCAATGGATGGGGTCATAGATGGTGTGGGCATATTATTATTTGGAGGAAATCTTGTTCAATTCATCTACGTCAATCTCTTGTGGTTTAGAGCCTTTCTTAAGACCAACGAGATAGATGATTTTATCATCACGTAAAATTGGGGTCTGCAAAATAGCCAAATGATCACCATCGATTAATACATACTTTGTGTTAGGAATGGCTTTAATTTTAGCAGTTGCTGGAAGTGGATTGAGTTTCTTTTTCATATGGAAAATTAGTTTATCTGGTTTCTTGTAGCAGAATCAAGTATCAGTAGTGCATCAGCACTCCAAAGAGTAACTGGAACGCCATCTGGATATAACTCAGAAGCACGTGCCTTAAGTTTGTTTTTCCACTGAGTAGTGGTGAGATCACCTTTTGTGCCGACAGGGTGCGTCTTCATCCAGATCGCTGGGCGCACTCGATGTACTTTGAATTTAAGAGCAATCGCCGCACCATAGAGTACTCCTGTGTTAAACATAAGTTTGCCTACAGCACTCGATGGGATTGCTTTCCCTACAAACAAAGGAGGCTCTTCCAGATACAATTCTACCCAGCCAGATAATTGCGAAAGGGTCACCAGCAAAGCGACACAATCGAATTCTGTTGGTGGCATACGAACAGCGAATGTTTTGCCTTCAAATCGCCAAGCGACCCCACCATTTACGCCGGGGTCGATAGCGATGATTAGTAGGTTATTGTTGTTCATTCAATTTTTGTTGTTCAGAACGAGTTAGCATCCAACCACAGCAACGAGCCTCGATCTGTTCCCAAGCCTCAGAATTCTTTTTATTTTTGCGACCAGTTTCGCTGGTGGCTTTGCATACGTAGTAAGCCTGCGAAACAGATAAATTTCCTTCTAACAATTGGCTGGCAAGCGAGTTGAAAAAATTGTCGTTTTTGGAATGTAAAATGCTGATGATGTCAGCAAATTCTTCAGCACGTTTTGCACTGAATGCTTTGCGTTCATTTTCTTTAGATTCCCAATAGGCTTGGCGTTGAGCATTCGTAAAATTTCGATCAGCAATTTCTTTATCAGTAAGACGATGACGTAATTGATCTTTATCGCATCCAATTTTTTCAGCACAAGAAGTGCCAATAAAGAATTCTTTTCCATTTTCATCTTGGATAACAACGTGATGCACAATTCCATTACCACAATGATCACAGCATCCAACGCCACGACCACGTTGAATGACAATATTTTTCATAATATTGTGATATGCAGAAGGATTGTGGATCGCCAAACTTTGATTTGGGATCGAAAAGAAACTAACAATTTTGGACGTTTTGATATTCATATGCGTTAGGTTGATAATGGAAGAAAATCATACTGGTCGTGTATCGTCAAGCAGTTATTTTCAACGAGCCAAATTGCTTACCCTTTGGGCATAATCTGAGGCTTGGAAGCCAGATCGCATCGCTCCAGCCCAGCCAAGATGCCAGCACGTGGCTATTTGCTCTGGGGTAGGGTCTGATACCCCTTGAGCCTTAAATAGCCTCCTAAAGCCTTCCAGATACCCTAAAGCCACCATCTTTTGGGCTTTGGGGTCACGCCATTGGGATATGGGATAAGTGGGTAAGCCTTGGGAAGCCAGCCAGCGATTCCCATCAATCCAAGCCAGCCTATGCATTTGCCAAGCGCCATAGGCTAAATGATGGTCACCAATTGCCAGCCTATTGCCTCCAGACTCCACCAGTGCAATGGCAGTAAGCATCCTTTCATTGCTTACCCCAAAGCACGTAGAAGTGAAGAACAGCGATGCCAGCAAGGTTTTCATAGAATGCGATGTGGTGTTTGTGATCCTTTAATCTCGTGACCATCATAAACGTACGAATAGGACACGCCAATGAAACCTCCAGACATAATGGATGCTTCCATCCACAGATTCTTTGCCCCCTCAGAAATCAGCACTCGTTTATATTGTGCGACCAAGCGATTGGCTTTTGGCAAAGCGTAATTTGCGTGAATGATATCACCACACATAATTCTCTCATTGAGATAGTAAATCTCTGACAGAAGATCGTGAAAGCAAGTAATGCTTATATGGTTTCCTTCATTCATCTGATAAAGGTAATTTTTTTGAGTTAGCGCCATAACGTTGACCATACTTGCCACGTGGCTTGTAGTTTTCCCATTTGATGCCAAGCAGTTTGGCATAAAGCATTACTGATGGTACAGATACTTTAGCCATCTTGCTGGCTTTCTTGAAATCGTAATTTTTGCGATTTGCTCGCATCAAGATATCACGTACCCTATTTAACGATCTGTTGAGACGATTGGATAGATGCATAATATTAAAGGGTAATGGATTTGATGGTGATATCGTAACCTTGCCAAACGTTATTTGCAGTACACCAAGCGAAATCCTTGATGCCAGTTAACCAGCGCTCTTGGGTTTTCTGGCGAGACTCTGGAGCGATATTATAAATCGCAATCGCATAAGGAGGCTTCTTTTCAACAGCGATGAAATAAAAACCAAAGACATCAAAACCATTTGCTCTTCCCAAAGCAGTGTAGTGACAATCTTGGATGTCGTAGCCACGTTCAAAGATGGCACTGCGAAAGCCTCGTGGTGAAGCATCTTCGCAGGATTTAAGATCAAAGAATGCACCAGACGATTGGCAGTAGCCATCAGCCAGACCCTTAATCGTCACTGGCATATGCAGACCATCAATTGTCGCATACATCGCCAATTCTCGATACGTGGCTTGCTCGACAAAACCACGAGCAATAGGATGGAGTAGCAATGAATCACGCATTCCAACAATCATTTCATTGTCCTCCTCAGTGATGATTGCCTTGCCTTGATGCTCTGCTTCAAACTCAGCATTGTACTTTGCACCATCCTTGGTGCGACCATCCACTTTCTTTTTCACAGCAAAATGCTTGGCTGGATCATCCTGCAAGCACAGAGCGTGAAACGCTGTGCCAACTTGCATTGCCTTGGTGCTTTCCTTAGGCTGGGATTTGTAGGCTTGATAGTGTGCTGGCGAGCGCAGGAATTCCTTCAAGGCTGATTGGCTCAAACCATCATAGTTGCGATACTCTTTGTCATCGCCACCACTATGGATACTGAAACTGCTGAAATATAGATCGTTCATATGATTATGGATTATTTGTTTTTATGGGTAGATACTTTAGTGCTTGGGTAGAGATAGTTGTAGATGTCTTTACCACCAATGAAGATGGTGCAGAGATATGCTGTGGCTACGAGAGCGATGAGAGCGAGCGTGGTCTTCATATTATTTGTTTTTAGAATTTTCACGTTTTTGGATGTTATGAGCCAGCGTAACACGAATCTCTTCAATGGCTCGCTCCAAGTGCTTTTGGATGCGACCCACAGGAGAATTCTTGGGTGCTTTACCACCAACCATATTTTCAATATGCTTGTAGGTGGCGATTAAATTTGCCCCAATTTGCAGGAATTCTTGATCTGCTTTAGTTAATTTTGGTGGCGTGGATTTGGCGTTGATGAACATTTTGGTATTTGGGTTAGGTGGAAAGATGTGGTATTAGGTGTTTGGTGGTGAAAGTTAGATTATTATCATAGAATTATTTAATGCTATTTGAGCATCGTTAATAGTATCTTCCACTTCGCCAGATTGAAATGCATTGTTTGAATATGATTGAAGAGATGCTTCACCAGAAATTGGACTGACCCAAGGATTTCCTTCATTTTCAAGTAAGCCAATTTCAGTGATCTCACGTAATGCGAGCGTGGCTTTGCGTTGATGTTTCAAAAAGGCTTTAATATGCTTTTTGAGTAATGCTTTTTGTTGAGCGTGTGTCATTGGAGTGATGTGGTTAAGTTGATCGATGTTGTTTATGGTGTCAAGCGCTCATCCTTGGTGTCCTCGGCGTGTCATATTTTTATCAGAGGCATTCATCCAGCCACGACCATCTTTGCATTCTTCTTTGTTGGGGTCAGCATTGAATAAGTATTTTTGATCATCTTGAGCCTTGCAGTATTCATAGACATCATTGATTCCAGTTGATTTCATCGTCATTTTGATCGCAGTGTTGATGCCAATTTCACCATTCAAAACCTTGGTGGCTAATTCAAGATCCATTCCACAGACACGACTCTGGAGCGATCGCTTACCATTGGTGGTCTTGATTTTGTATGCGTTTTGATTGTCGTAGTATTTTTTCATTGGAGTGATGTGGTATTAGGTTGATGTGATCATACAATCACAGGCTTTTCATATCGTCAATGCCTTAATTAAAGTTTTTTTCATACCCCACTCAATAGGGGTAAAACCAGCAGATTCCTTAAGGAATATGCAAAAAATGCCCAGCCAGACCCCTATGCTTTTGGGGTATCCTTGGATTTTTTTATGCGAATTCCTACTGCCAAACCTACCCCTAACGACCCTATCCCAAGCACGACCCCCAGATCACGACAACTTTTCAAAGCAATGGTGGCTGAAGTTAAATTCTTCTCCAAGTGCTTATCATCACTTTTCACACCAGCATCAGTTATTAATAGAGCCATTGCACTACTGTCATCGAAAGAATCCAAAACGAATTCACAAATGTATGCAGAAAACAATGACGCAACTGCTGACGAGAAAACCATAAGAGCAACTGCCAGCAACAAATTGAATTCATTTTGCTTTTCGTTTTTTGCCATTTCGTTTTTTCACTCCTTGTACTTTGGCTACTTCCTTTTCTCCTTTGGCTTTTACCCAGCGTAATAGAAAATCCAAGCACTCTGGTGCTGAATATCCAACGATGGAGATGCAAGCCATCTTGAGACCATTGGATGTGATGTGATCTTGAATGCAGTAGCCAACGATTGGACCGATTATGGAGGCTGAGATAATCCTGCGTAGTACCCAAAAGAAACTAACTGGCTCTGCACTCAGCAGAATTCTCGCTGTCATTGATAACCCAGCGACCAAGGAAGCAATCAAGCCATCCTTAATGGCTGGTTGCATTTGCTCTGGATCAACTGGTGAAGCACTCATTTGGTGATGCGTACTGGAGTGCTATGTTTCTGTAAAAGTACTTGGCGATAGTTTTGCCTCCAAAGCGTATCGCTTACTTCTTTGCCCAGCCTATCAATTTCCTTTTCAGAAAAATCTGGCAACGAGATGTGCAGTTGCTCGTGGCACAAGGTTTCGAGCGCTCGTTTCGCTCCAAGCCTTGGATCTATTTCAATAAGTGGATAGCGAGTATCGTTGGTCGCTTGACCCCAGCAATTCTCTTTGCCTAACTTGCGCCAGATTACTTTAGGACGTTTTTTTGGCATCTTGTTTGAAAATGTGCCAAGTGGTCGCAAACAATCCTACAAAAGCGATAATTCCAATCGATGGGACAAACCACGCAGAATCGAGGAGATATGGTACAGCACCAACGATAGTGCCAGCCACCATCAAACTACCACCAGCCACGTACTTGCTGAAAGCCATAGCCAGACCACCAAGGGTCAGCAAAGCCACAGCACACATCGTGTAAAGATTACGATCTGCGTTACGCTTCACGTCTTCCATTTGCTTTTTCAATTCAATGATTTGCTGGTCTTTCAAAGCAGAGATTCGCTGTGCTTCCTTGGTGTCAGCCTCCATCTTGCTCCAAGCATCGTCTATCTTCTTTTGCAGAGCCATACCATAAGCGATGGCTTTCTGGTATTCTTCTGGATTCATACGCTCTGCACGAGCGTGTGCTTCTGCCAAATCATTGGCGTTAGGTGGTGGCAGGAAGGAAGATGCCACACTCAATTCAGCCTCCACTTTGGCTGGCTGACCATTCTTGTTTTGCAGACGTGCTTCTGCAATGGATGCAGACAACTTGGAATCAGACGTTGTCTGGCTATCATCTACTTCCTTCACCACACCACCAGAAGTTGGTGCTTCTGGCTGTGGTGGCAAGGATGACGTAGATGGATGGAAAAGGGAACAACCAGCCAGCGCTAATGCGACAATGAATGGAAGTACCCACTTCATCTTATTTTCCTTTCAGAGCGTCCAACAACTCTTTGGCTTTTGCCTTATCGTTGTTGAGATTGTCTTCAACGCTTTTGGCTTCAGCCTCCAACTTGGCTTGATTGTTACGATAAGCCAAGATGCCAGCGATAGCACCAAACAGGACACCAATGAGGAATGTAATGAGATAATTCATATGCGTAGATTATTTGGAAGGGGTAGTAGGTGGATTATAAATCCACTTGTTAGTCGTGATCGCAGTTTGTGCAGTGGTCTCATCTGGATAGAGATTAACTGTCCATTGCGTGAAAATACGAAAATCTGCTACGACACTTTTAAACATTGTCACGACATTCTTTTCATTCACTACTACGACAGTCTGACCAGCAGGAATCTTGTAATCACGAATACCAGAAACTGCTTGTGGTGGAAGCAAAGGTTTTTTGGGAGGAGGAGGAGGAGGAGTTGCCATAATTATGGAGAAAAAATGATGCAGGAAGTGGCAGTGTGCCAAGTGCCAGAAGAATCTTTGAAAGCCAGATAGATATAATTAGAATTATCAAATGATGTAAAAGTAGATGCTTGGAAAGTTACGCTACCAGCAGTGATGGAATCAAAAGGATAAAAATTCACTCCATCTTGAGTTACGCCAATGTTATTGAGCAGACCAATGTAAGAGTACTGATTGAGATTTCCAGAAGCGAAAGGGAATTGATTGGGAGTGCTGTAATAATTCCAAGACCCGGGCTGAAAGAGAAAAGCCAGATTAACGCAGAAACTTAAATACGAGACAGCATTGTAATCAGCGCTACCACCACCACTCGCAGCCGTGGTCTGGACACTACCGTCTGAGAAGGTGATGACCCCAGAATCTCCATTGGTCAGTGTCAAATTTTGGCAGTTAACTTGTCCTGCTGAAGAATTGAAATTACCATCAGTGATATTGTAGCCACCAAGATTCATATCACCACCCAACGTAAGAGATCCAGACATAGTGCCACCAGAGAGTGGCAAGTAGAGTGAACCATTAACTGCCGTGGTTTGGACGCTGGAATCTGCAAAAGTAATTCCTTGAGCGTGGATGTATAAAGTACTCGTACCATCACCAACTTCTAACCCATTCTGATACAGTACACCATAAGCACCACTGGAAGAATCTTGCACCAGAAAATAGCCATTGTTCAGAGAAGTGTTGATTGTGCCATTTTGCCAATACACAGCAGAAGTAACAGCACCACCAGTGAATGCAGTTGCCGCCGTGGTCTGGACACTGGAATCACTGAAAATAATTCCAGACGCAGATAAATTAATTCCACCAGACATCGTGCCACCAGCCAATGGCAAATAGCCACTTAAAAGCAAATCAGTTGATTCTTTGGAATAGAGATTAAGGCTCATAAATTAAGATACGATGAGTTGAATCCAGTTACCAGATTGCTGGATGTAGTAATTTCCATCGTTGGGTGCGAATGCTACCCCAGCAGAAGTTTGTACAGTGCCATCAGAAAATTTTACGCCATTCTGATCGATGCCATATTTGTATGCATCGTTGACGTAAAACTTAGCACCATTGCCAAAGTACTGAGCGTAATCGAAAGCACCAGTTGCTGGATAAATGGTGGCACTACCAGCACTGCCAGTTGGTGTTCCACTTTGACCAGCAAGATAACGATTCGCTGCATCACCTTTGGTTAAGTAGGTTGCAGAAGCGCTTGATGTGGTTAAATACGCAGACATACCAGAAATTGTCTGATACGTGGACGATGCACTGGAAATGGTCAAATATGCAGACATACCAGCAATCGTCTGGTACGTGGCAGAAGCACTCGTGGTGGTTAGATACGATGACATACCACTGATGTCAGTGGTAGTTAAAGTTACAGCACCAGTTTTACCAGCCACGCTGGTAACTGGAATATTTATCCAATGCGTGTTATAATTAGTACCATCGATCTTAGCCAGTACTTGCCCAGCAGTGCCACCAGTGACCACGCCAGCACCAGTTGCTCCAGTGTCTCCTTTGACACCTTGGATTCCTTGTTGTCCTTGGATTCCTTGGATTCCTTGCTGACCAGTTTCTAATTGAAAATTGAAAATGGCGTTCGTGGACGTGCCAACGTTAGTTACAGTGGGAGCAGTGCCAAAGGGAACGCTCGTTACAGCACCAATTGCAATGGTGGCTGATGTGCCAGCGGGACCCGGCAAACCAGTAGCCACATTCACAGTGGCTGGCGATGGGGTCGATGCACCAATCGATGCAGACGAAAGTAATTGGATGGTTAACCCCATATCAAGGAAGTATTGCTTAACGAACCAGTGATGGCTTGCAGTACATTAATCTGGATCGAAGTGGTATAAAACACTGAACCAGTACCATACGTAAATTCAATGTCCCAATATGCAGTACCAGTTACCCAGTTAATCGTACTGGATGGATAAATTAAAGTGAACGTGGTAGGGGAAGTAATCGTGACAGTAAGTGGATAGTAATTGTATCCAGCATCACGAATGGCTGATTGAATGGTCACGCCACTCAGATCGCTCGGCCCTCCAGTTTCTGGCGTATAAGTGCAAGTTGCACCAAAACTTGTGCCTTGCTTGAATGCAATAGGAGTTGGTGAAATCGCCATAAAATTGCGTTATAGTCAAACTGTCTTAAGCCACTCCAGATATCTCAGTTGTGGCATCAATATAGTTACTGCCATAAGATGAGTAATTGGTGTACCAAGCATTTTGCTTATCACCATAAAGTGGTGCAGTGGTATAAGCGCTGGTCTGAAAATTCGTATATTTGCAAGTAAGAGCAAATGGCAAATCAATCGTGCCAGTGCATTTTTGATATAATGTCCAAATTCCTTTAACAGTATCCCAGACGAGCGTAGCAATCAGCAATCGCTGACAATTGTAGTTGTAGAGATTTTGGGTAGAATTACCAGTAGCAGTTACTGGAAAATAATAAACAACTGGCTCGTCAGAGCCGGGTTCATACACATCCACTTCTTGATTACTCATACCAACATTTTGAATGTAATATAAACTGTCATCGTAATAAGTATCACTCGATGGAGAAATGAATGGTTGAGTTTTAGTATCTGCGTCTGACGTTGCTTGAATCAGTGCTAAATAAGGATATCCAACTCGTAAGCCAGTTGGCACAGATCCAGAGCCACCAGTTGGCTGATAAGGATTACGAATGATAAAGAAATATAATGCTGGAGAATATGTACCAACAGAAGCACTTGGTAATTTGAATTTACCACCAGCATTGCACCAAACAGAAGATGTATCAGTACCATCATTGTTTGAACCAGTTGGGTACACAGCCACTTTATCGATTTCAAATTCACCAGTTTTTACTCCAGTATCATTAAGTGTGCCATTCGATCCAGATACTGAATTTCCTAACAAAATATCTGTAATGACGATTCCTTTGGCAATCTGTACATACCAGTCTGTGCCACCACCACTCGATGCTGGTTGAGAAAATAGATTTACTTGAAACTGAACGATTCCAGAAGAAGAAAAAGATGTATTGGGATTGCTGGTGATAACTGACCCTCCCGGCAAATAGGACACTGACGTGCCATCGCCCAAGTATGGCATAGGCAATGATGCTTGGATGCCAGACGCTAAATCGTTTAACTGTTTAGCAAGAATTGGCGATCCAGATTCAAATCGAGAAGAAAACCTACTGCCAGTGCCTTGGAATCCTTGGTCGTTCATTGTTATTACGAGAAGAATGAAGATGCCCAAATACCATAGATATCAGTATCCCAACCCAGTGAATCATTTGCAATGAGTAGGTCGTACGTAACTTTGATGGCTGGGGTACTGGAAGGATTACCAATGGCTTCCAAATTAACAGAAGTGATTAGTGCTTTCTTGTATGCTCCACTTGGTGGAACAATGGGCGCAACCAGTTTTTGCAAATCACTATCAGAATTTACTAACCATCCAACTGCATTACCCATTGCGTAAGCCTTGGTGAGATTTTCGTGGTTAAAGAAAATCTGACCACGAATGTTAAGCATAGGTCGCAAATATTGACGCACACCAGCCTTTGGATTTGGCTGATCTGGATTGGTAGAAATACCAAAGCCAGAAAATGAATATTGTTGTGTGCCACCATTTGGATTGGGAAGTGGCGAAAAAGATGCGTTGTTATATTTTGTGCCAGTTGGTGTTCCAGCCAAAATATTGGTAGAAATTCCAGAAACAGTAATCTTGGTGAAATTTGGGTGCGTTTCAATAGGTTGCGCTTGCGTGTTTGCTACGCCAGTAATTTGAGCATCAGTGTATCCATTGCTATTGGCGATCCCCATATAATCCACCACCAACATAGCAATGTTTCCTTTCTCATAAGTAAAATGGTACTTATAAGATGTCATTTCAAATCCCAAATTGTCTGGGTATGGAATGCCGGGTTTATAAGTTTCAATAGCATCAATGATGTTCGATGTATTGTAAGTGTCTAAAGCGAAAGTTAACTGTGCTTGTGCCAGACCATAAGCATCAATAGTAAGACCACCAGTTGGCTGGCGAAGACCGGGATTAGTTAACGTATCACCAAAGTAGGCTGGAGTAGTCATTTTATTTTGCTAAAGAAGTTGGTGGATTAGTTGATGTCTTTGTCTGACTAATTGCGATCTGTTGCAAATATTGATTAGCCATCGTAATCTGCTCTGCAGTGGTTTTTTGGTAATCGATACCAGCAAAGACGCTCGTAATATCACCACCACCAATTGCTTGTAAGGAAGAAGTGACCAAGGCTTTGGCTGGCTCGATTGCTTCCATTGCAATGGCTGGCTTTGGCTTACTTTGCTCTTGTTGCATCGCAATATTGTAAATCATTCCAGAAAGTTGCTCATAGAATTCTTTCGATCCTGCAGTGCGCAAGGATTGCTGGGATTTGTCGTAAAGAATATCAGAAACAGAAGTAAGCGATAACCCAAGCCTTTTGCTTTGCTCTACAAGTGAATCAGCAACTTGCTTCATCTTGTTTTTGTCTTTGGAAGTATCTGCTTCATTACCAAAAAGACCAGTTAATGAAATATCAACTCCAGCATTTTTAAGCATTTCTTTAATCTCAGAATTTTCAATAGCATAGCCAATGGTCGCCGCTTGTTTGCCACCAAAATGATACTCCCAAAATTTCTTTCCTTTCTCCAGACGCTTTTCAACTTCAGCACCACGTTTCACTTCTTCATCAGAATACTTAGCCATCACTGCCATTTGCTCTTTGATGGCTTCAGTGCCTTGCTTAATCACGCCAACCATTTGCATACCAGTGCGCCCAAAGATGGTCTGTGCTTGGGCTGCTGCAATTGTCTCAGAGCCATTCTCTTCATACGATTTCGCTAACGCCAAAAGGATATCAATGGCTTTCAAATTGCCACCATTGATCTGCTGTTGAGTGAATCCAAGTTTCTGCAATTCCTCACGATTAGCCACAGCACCAAGTTGTGCTTGTCCAATGTACTTATTGGCAAAAGCAATGCCACGACCCATCGTTTCCATATCGATGCCAACTTCTTTGCCCATACGACCAAACTTCTGTAAATCTTCAGCAGATACGCCAAGTTTCTTACTCATTGAATCCAACTCTTTGAATTGAGAAAAGCGTTCAAAGATATTGCTTACAAGGCTGGTAGCGACAGCACCAACGCCAAGTGCTGAAATCAATGAAGATGATAACTTGCTGGTGAAAGACGAAAAGGAGGATGTCATTGCTACGCCAGCCGCTTCGCCAGCCTCCTTTGCGCCGCTTGCTAAAGCAGAGAAATCGCCACCGAATTTTACTTTAATGTCATCGCTCATTGTTAGTTTCGATTAGTTGTTTTAGTTTCGTTGGCTTGTTGTTTTTTGTATTCCTCCATTGCTTCCCATTCCAATTCACTGACCACATCAACTTCTGCACCATTGGCTTTGGAATTGGCAATGTGAAGCCATACTGCTTCTGATTCTGGCATTTCCCAAGCCTCACGTAATGTGCATCCATTGCGTACAAGGTTTGCAATGATCGATAAGTGCCAAGGAATTTGATTGTTGGAGGAAGTGTTCTCCTTTTCCCAAAACCTCGGCCATAGGCTCTGAGCATTGAAATAAACTGTGAGTTTAAGTATCTCAGATATAAATTTCTTAGGGTACAAAGTGTACACAGCCAAGAGATAAGATTCACGCAATGTCATTGGCTTGCGAGTATCTCGCATATCGTACGTGGATAAAATACGTACAGCAAACAACAGATCACGTGGCGTGATTTTGCTTTTCTGATTTAGCAAAGGAGAATTGATTGCTTCCAGCGCCACTCGATGGCGTAAGCAAAAGGGTAAAAGATGTTTGCCACAAACCTTGAGGGTAGGTGGCAACATTGAAACTGCTTTAATCCACCGATTCTCCATAGGTGGCAGTAAGCCAAAAGGCTTACCCAGTCGTGATTCCTTGGTATTTCTTACCCTTCATCGTTACCCTGCGGAAACCATTATTCGTACCACTATCAGTAACGTTTTGAAGGATGTAAGATACGCCAGCGTACGTTAAGATGCTCGTAGGAATAGGTGGGGTCGAGCCTTGCTTCAATACGCCAGTAAGCGTGATTTCAGATCGCTGGTCATCCATACGCAAAGTGCTTACTACGCCAGATTCATTCATTACTTCGACCATAATGGCATCGCTCACAGCAATATCGTCAGATTGTAAAATAACGAAACTATTAGTATCATAAAGCGCCCAAGTTAGAGCAGTGCCGTAAGTTTGTGGAGTAGCCATATGGTTATCTTAAAATTGCGATGGAGTCAAAAGATTAGGACGCTGGTGGATACACAGCCACCAAGGAGTAATGAAGTACGTTTCCATATCGCCTATCTGCCACTGATTCATTATCATTTACGATCTGAGCGAAGTATAAGCCACCTTGTGTCCAACTGGATTGTAACCCAGCAAAATTTTGCATAATGGCTTGAGACGCTTCTACTCTGGCTTGATGCTGTTCACGAGTACTATCATCAGCGCTGGAATAGACATAGATTTTAACATCCACCAAGAAATTGCCTACTGGAGTACCACCTAAATCTGGATGTGCTGTTGCTGATTCTGCGTGAAGAATAATAATGGGAAGAGATCGAATCTGGTCTGTTTGACCACAAACAATCTGCACATTGGGAAACAAAGTGGCATTGGTAGTGAACCACGCCAATAGGCTTTGCTCAGTGATTGTACGTATTCCGTAATAGGTGGTTGTCATTTTATTTGTGCGTAAAGTAGGCTTGCATCTTGATGGATGAAATGTCCCAAAGTGTCTTCTTATCCTTATTCAATTTATAAGCCATTTGATTACGCATCGCATAGGCTCGATAGTTGCGAGATATCTCGATGAAACGTTCAGACGCTTGTGCCATTCCTTTCTTCCCCTTTTTATGTCCTACTGTAACGCTGGGCAAGTTTGGAGTATCAATTTGATTGATAGCGATGGCATCAATTTCAGCACCAGCCTTGGTAACCCAAGCAGGAAATTTTTCTGTGCCACCAATCTTTTGAGAAGCAAAATACCACGTGGATTTGAGCCTACCCACAGATTGTGATCGCAGTTTAATGTACTTCAATAAATCGCTTTCCTTTTCCACCAAAGCCATAGGTGGCGTGGCTTTCATACGCCAATAGGATTTAAGCCTTCCGTGACCAGCATCGTCACGTGCTTTGAAGTGTGCTTGTTCGATGGCTACAGTATCACCAGCACCAATGAATTTGATGTCATTTCCACGACTATACTTGCCTTGAAATTTTATCCAGCGTGTCAGTTTGGGACGATGAGTGCTTCCGTGACCACCAGCCCAAAGACGAAATACATTTTCCTTGTGCGTATCTGCTACTTCTTCAGCAGTGGCATATTTGATAGGACGCAGAATTTTGAATACAGAGTTGCGAATGTTGTCTTCGCCGTGGCGCTTGGCTCGCAATGTATCGCCATCCTTTGGCGTGCCTTGAGAGCCTTCTGGGAAAGGTGGCGTGTAATTAACCATATCACGACAGAATTTGGATGCTTGGTCTTTGATAACTGAGCCAAGATCACGTCCCATCACCAATGCGAATTGCTTCAAGTGCAAAAGGAATGCACTGGCATCCACTTTTACATTCGTATTGGTCTTGATTGCCATTGTTAAGCGGGACCAGCAGAAGCCATCACTCGTGCAATAATCCACGCAGAAGGGGGTCGGTCGTTAATAGCAATGATACGAAATTGCGTACCATTGTAATTTACCAAATTGCCATAAACGACCACGCCAGAATGTGCCACGCAATCTGCACGTAAAAATTTCAGATCATAGGACGTGGAGTTAAGAAAACCGCCAGTTGTTAAATCCTGCTGAACCATCGGCGCAGACATCAGCACATTGAATGCCACTGGCGTTCCAGTTTGAGTATGCTGGACAGTAACTGCTTTGGGTATCTCTTGCAGGATCTGCTGGGCATCATATGCCCATTCGTCTTGGATGCTTCCCATACCATTGCTGGATAGTCAAAGTGGCGTATAAGCCAAATTTGACCCCTTTACAACCCCACCCAGAAGCCAGCCAACCTATCAATCCAGCCTAATACGTACGAAGGTTGGATGGCGCATCGCTCCAGCCTTGGTAATCTCTTGGTACTGTACTTCCACAATCCAGCCTATCAATTCATCTCGAATCTCCCATAGGCTTCTACGTTGTGGCTCTGTGAATCCAGACCCTACCCAGCAACGCTTGCCATTGAAGACCACTTGCAAAGCACCAATGGTTTCAGCCACCTTGCCTTCCTTCCAGCCTACCACCATAAGATCGACATCCTTGCTTGGCTTCAGTTTCTGCCAAGCATCGCTACGCTCGCCACACTCGTATTCTGATAGCGTATCCTTGATGACGATTCCCTCGTAGCCAAGTGAACGTGCTTCCTTGTAGGTTTCGTCTACGTTGCCATTCTTGTTGAATACAGGAATCAATTGAATGTCATTGTTGAAAAGCAAATGATTCTGCATCCACATCCTGCGCTCAAGCAAGGTGATGTCTGGCTTAATCACATCGAAGAGATAGATCTTAGCAACCAGACCACGATTCTCAGAGAAGACAGAAGCGATAGTTTGTTGGACAGTGCCAGCCACCACTTCGCCATCCAAGATGATATCTCCAATAGTATTCGCAATGAGTGACAATACTGCTGGCTTCAGATAGTTGAGCGATTTGAATTCATTCATATTGCGTGATAAAAATTCAACTTCTCCTTTCTTCGCATTGGCAAAGATATGAACACGCACTCCATCGATCTTAGGCTCAATGAAGTAATGATCTGGAAGTTGACCCTTGTAATGGCTGGCGAGCATTGCGTACATATTATTTAATTAAACGGATTTTAGTTGGTAAGCATTTAACAGATTGAAAATCTGAAAACTTTTGAGCGATTGCAAAAGCCTCATTGATGCATTTCTGTTCGTCAGATCGCAGACCCCAATAACCATATGGACGCTTTCCAGCATCGATTTTTTCCTGCGATGCGTGACAGATAATGCAAAATGGATAAGCAATCTTGGCTTTCTTTTTAACAATTAAAGTTTCGCCATTAGGCAAGATCACACTGATTTCGTATTTCATTGGAGTAAATTTATTTTGATTGGTATTCATTGGAGTGATAAAATCATAAAATCATAGGGTCATCATATCGTCAAGCACTTATTTTTGATAGTGTCCTTTATGCCATTTACCACCCTTGATATGACGCACAGTAGTCACGTTACGTCCAGATTTGGAGTTGTACGTTGTGCATACTTCCTCGTGTCCTTCTGGCAATGTCTTGGCGATGGCATTATCGATCAATTTATATTCCTCCCAAGCAAAGTGTTCAAAACTCGTTCCCTTATGTTTTCCTTTAAGCCAAATCGAAAACATCAATTTGTTAGCCATCAATCGCTCTTGGCGAGTGGCTTCAACCACACCACCTTCAGCATAATCTTGTGCTTTCTCCATAATCCATTCCAAGAGAAATTGCGTGGTCACTTGATGCATTTCTTTATCGTGACTATAAAGAAATTCTGCTTCATCATCTAAATGACGCATCCAGATTTCGATTGCTTGATCGCAATCAGCATTGATGTCGTGATCGCACAAGATTTGCGTGATCGTGGTTTTGATGTCTTTGGTGATATTCATTGGAGTGATAAGATCATAAAATCATAAGGGTATCATTTCGTCAAGCACTTATTTTAAGGGGTAATTATTGGGATTTATTGGGCATTTCTAAAATCAGCCTACCAAGACCATATCTTCCTGCAGCCTTGGATCATCACCAAGGTGCAAAAATTTAAGCCAAAAAAAAGAGCCACGTTTTAGTGGCTCTGATTTTTATTATCCAAATTCCAATTACGAAATTTGGTATCCAAGATTTAATTACGAAGTGAAAACAATTCGTGCTAAACCATTAGGATTACCAACTGCGGAACCCTGAATGAAGTTAACATTGAGGTGCATCTTACCGCCAACCCAATCGTAATATTGACGCAGTGCGAGAGAGAAACCAGAATCGGTGTCTGTAATGGTTTCTTGAGTACCGCCACCAGTGACGATTTGAGGCGCTACTCGAGTCGCAATTACCAAACCTTGTTTCGCAGAAGCGATACCTGCTAATTCTGGATACGTGCCAAGATTTGCGAATCCTGCGTACTCCCAGAACTTGATACCGTGAATTTTACCAAGATAACCATTAGCATCTTCACTTGCTTGACCTTCACGAATCACGCTGTTGTCGCCGATGCTCAAGTATTGAGCAATGGTAGGATCAGTCAGCAATTGAGCGTAAGCGTCTGGAGCAATTAAAGCAGTACGACCGTTGTAAGGAATATTCAATGACGTTAACTTTTGATTAACTGGAACCACGCCACCAGCACGAGTGAAACCACTCGTTGCGCCAGAATAACCTACATTGGAGAAATTGCCAGCAGTGCAAAGACCAAGCAAATTATCGAACATCGATTTAGCAACTGCCTCGGTCATTGGCATCAAAAAAGTGCGGCGTAGCATTTCGGCGCTAATAGATCCTTGTTCAATGTCCGAGAATCCGATGTCGATGTACGTTTGAGCCGAAAGCGTAACAGCAATGTCAGACGAGACAGCAGACTGCGCTACGAAACCAGTGCTGGGATCGTAAGTGTTAGCAGTCAGTGGCGATGCGAGACGAGTGTGGACAGTCGAGCCAATACGATCTACGTACGAGGAGAAATCGGTCACGGCGATTTCCTTAATCGGTTGCAAGACAGGCACGAGCGTTCGCAGTGCTTCCGCAGCCACGAATTGAGGAGCCAAGCCTTGGTTTAGTACAGAATTAGTTGCCATAGTTTTTTATTTTATGAATTAGTTATGAATGAGAGTTAAAATTATTTATATCCAAGATGACCAATGATTGCAGAGCGATTGGCGTTATAGAATTTTTGTTTTTCAGCGCCATTTGGCATCTTCAAATATTCTTCCCACAATTCAGCACCAGTTTTCGCTTGAGCGTCTTTGCTGGTCACTAAAGGGGAAATTTCCACTGGCGTAGCACCAGCAGAAGCAATGACAGCAGAAGCCTTCTTACCAACAGACTCGATCTGGGAAACTGCTTCTGCTTTAAGTTTTTCAGTCTCAGCAAGCGTCTTCAGCAAGGATTCAACCTTTTCTTCCAAAGCATTACGCTCTGCCACTGCTTGGCACGATGCTTCAAACTTTTCTAAAAGAGCAGAATACTCTGCACTCAACGTATCGTTTTTTGCTTTCAAAGCAGAAATCTCTTTAGCGTGTGCTTCTGCTTCTACAGTTTTATTTGTAAAAGCAGATTTCAGAGCCTTAAAACTTTCTTCAAGCGTCATTGTGATAGGTTTGAAATTGCGTTAGAGTCAAGCAACTCCACGTGATTTGTGACGTGGTGCATTCTTGCGATTATGCTTTTCGTCTGTTTCCACAGCATCGTCTGCATCATCAGATTCATCCATTCGCTTCACAGTGTCTGGATGAACGCAATGCCAGCCAGCCTCAGCATAGGCTTCAGCACAAGCCTCATCGTTTTCGATGCAATGCGAGATATGATGACCATCTTTCTCCAGTTTTTTGACCACATCCACTTTGTATTCTGGCGTGGATCGCTTGTCTTCTTCTGGCTTCAAATGTAAAGCGTGATGCTCCACCTTGTGCTTGTGGAGGAAATCAGAAACTTCTGAGCGCTTGGATTCTGGTCGACCAGAAACGATGTGAATCTTGCGACCAGCCTTGGACATCTTCTTTAAGTGCTTAATCACAGAATCATTGGCTTCATCAGATTCAGCATCATCGTGCTTCTTGATGGTTTCCATAAAATCAGAAACAACGATATTATGTTTGGCTTCTGCTTCTGGCTCTTCGCCATCTTCGCCATCTTCATCGTCATCATCATCATCATCGTGCTTCATCTTCACTGGCAATTTGCCAGTTTCTGGTTGAGCAGGATAACCTTTATCTTCTTCTTCATCTTCCTCGTCTTCTTCATCTTCTTCAGACTCAGTAGAAGCCTTTGGCTTCAAGTTTAATCCTTTCAAGGCACGTGCTGAAGCAGACAAATGCTCTTCGATTTCTTCCTCGTGGCGCTCATCATTATCTTCATCAGCCTCCATTTGCTCTGCCACTTTTTCATTCAGCATCATCATCAATTCATCAAAACCATTTACCAAGCCAGTAACTAAACCAGCATCAGCACCTTTCTTGCCAGAGAAAGTTTGACCCTCCATTGATTCATCTTTCACGAACGATCGAACGCTGGTCACTGCAGTTTTGAAATCTTGCCAGATTTCCAGCACTTCATCTTGGAGCATTTTCTTTTGATTTTCATCAAGCGAAACTCCTTGAATTCCGGCACCCTTGAATTTCCCAGCCTTTATCACGACCATATCGATTCCTTCCATCTTGTAGGCTTGCGATAAATCTGGGTACGCAATGTACACACCAACGCTACCCACAGTGGATGATGGCGTGGCGTAAAAAGATTGGCACTGGCTACCAATCCAGTAAGCGGCTGAACAGCATTCGCTATCAGTAAAAGCAATCGTCTTCTTTGAGCAAAGACGCACCCTATTAGCCAATTCTGGAACACCAACAGAACAACCACCGGGACTATCGATCACAAAAAGAATCGTAGAAACGTTGGAATCATTTTCTGCTTCCTCAATCATTTCTTCCACGTCTTCAATATCCACACAGCCACACAATTTTTCCATTTCGCTCAAACTTTTTCCAATCACTCCTTTGACGGGAATGATCGCATAAGGTGGATACGTCTCGTAGATTTCTGCTTCTCCAAAAATCGATTTAAGTACGCTACTAACATCTTCAACCTTTGCACCAGAAGTAAGCACATTCAGATTGTTGATGCGCTCCATAAAAGCCAAAGCATTGGCTGGCTGAATCAGCAAGGGTCGATTAGATTTAATGTCTTTGTTAAGATTTTTCATTTTATAAAATTAGTTGTGATTAAGATAATGGTTTAAATTCTTCAGAAGATGCTTCTGGTTTCTCAGTTTCTCCATCGATGTCTGGGATAGGAGTGTTCAATGGCATAAATAAACGCCAAGGCTCTAAACCTTTTTCCTTACAACGATTGGTGATGTAAGTTTGCTCTTCGATGCGTTTTTCAGTTTCCTCGTGGAAATCCATACCCTGCTCTGCATAATGGTCAGAGAGCGTCTTTAATCCCATTTGGATATCACGCTGGTTAGCCATTGCGTCACGACCAGCATCAACAGTGATCTTGCGTGGCGTTACCCAGTTAACTTTGTGGAAATTGTCGTTAGGTGGTAAATCGCCATTGTGAATAGCGTACGCAATAACGTACGCCCAAATGGGATTACCAAATTTGTCGATGATTACTTGCTGGCGAGCATCAAACATACGTTGTGCTTTTGCAGTAATTAAACGAATCGATGCACCACCAGCCTTGGATGGATCGATGCAGAATTCATATGGCAGTACGCCACCAACTGCATTGCGATTCATCAAATCGATGAAAGTTTGAAAATTCTCGTTAGCACGAGTGCTGGTGTGTGATTCTAATTTTTCTCCCGGCGCTAAAGCCAAGATTTTACCACCAATGAACGATCCTACTTCATTGGGATTTTGATAAACTTGATTGGGATAATCTTGAGGCTTCATTCCAAAAGCCTCGAAATCGGCGATATCTCCAGAAAACTGACCAGACTCTTTAGTGATTGTACGAACGATGTCGCCGTTCGCTTTGACTGCTTCGATTTCCAAACTTAGCATTTCGAGATTGTCCACCAATGAGTTGATAGAATGCTGAAGAGGAGAATAAGCACGTGCGCCAGTAACATTCTCTGGATGATGCACGTGAAGCATTTGATTGGCTGGTACGATGCGAGTATCACCATCAGATTTCACCACAGAATAGCCAACAACAGTACCAAATTTATTAAAAAGAATACCATCGTATAAACCATCAGTTTTGCTGTCCTTCCAATTACTCGTACCAATGCGATGAGATTCAATTAACTGAATCAATGGCGTACCATTTGTGTTATAAGTTTTTAGAGCAAAAATTTCGCCATCAATGTCAATCTTGCGTGATACAATAATCTGCATTTCTGCAAAATTGTAACGACCAGTAATCTCGCAAGGACGAGATGCCCATTCACGAAAATATTCATACGCTAATTTGTCCCAAGCAGGATCACCACTTGCTGGCTGTGGCTTCAAACCAGTTGAGCCAACTGAGTGCAACGCATTGTCTGAAACCATTTGACGCACCACTCCAGAATTTAATTCCAGATAGCGCATCTTGCGTGTCAACTCTTGTCGATCGTACACAGACATCAATTTCTTGAAATCTGTGGCATATGGCGTATTTATCCACTGGCGCTTGTTTGAGAATTTCGCCCCCTCGAACGCCGAGAATATACCAGACCCTGCGTACCCACTACCACTGTTGGCTTTCGCTTTCAGTGATCCATTCTTATCAATTTTCTTGATAATCTTTTTGGTATTTTTGTTGGGACGTTTCATTTTCTAAAAAGAAAAAATTAAATTACAGACCACGAAAATTCCACATACCATTGTACACTCGTACAGTGTCTCGCACACCATATTGATTGGGATCGAGAATCTGCAATGCGTATCGACATTCCACTAACACAGTGAGTGGGTCAACTGGGAAGCGTTTCTCAACACTCGTACCACTATCGGTGTAACTCATCATCGTTTTGCCTTCAGCAATCATCAATGCCGCTTGATCACGAATGGCTTCCACAGTTGATTGTGGCAGTGTCAAAAAGCATCCAGTAGGACGAATCGTCATAAAATTGCGACATAGTCAAAGACACAAAAAATGGCAGACACTCTGGGTTTAATGCCAGAATGTCTGTGCTTATGACCACCTATGCCCAAGTTATCAAAAGCAACATTGAATGTATCCAACACTGCGAGTGCGTCAAGTTGGAGAAGAATTTTCTTCAATTCCTTCTGAAGTTTCCACATCCACCTTACCATTCAGTCTCCAAGCCATAGCAGGTAACATCAGTATAGTTTCCACGTCCCAGAAGTGATTGGCACGATCATTGATTTGTTCCCAGAGTGGCTTACCACTGCTCGATACAGTGCGTCTCTCAGATTGCATTTGTTGCAAATACTCGTCTGGCACATCGAGCGCTCTCGTGTGCTTCCCCTTGCGAATCAGATTGGCGAGCGTGTCTTTCAGACGCAAGTTGGAGAAGTAAAAAACCTTCACTCGTTTCTGACCACTCGTTTCAACCACTGGTGACGAATAGGGTCGATACTCCACCTTGCTCATTCCATTGGGTAAGCGAATCTTCCAAGGGAATTCATTACGTTGATCGCCACGTGTCGCATTCCATCCTCTTGCACCACAAGCAGAAAGCACTTCATCCTTTTGGTCACCACAATCTACAAAGACATTGGCTGAATGCACTTGGTACTTCTTCTGGAAATCAGCCAATTCGTTCCAAGAGAAACAGTACCCACAGTTGATGATTCTGCTCTGACCCTCACCATTGAAACTACGCACAATCCAATAGAAGCCACGTTTCTGCACGTCCACACCCATAAACCTAAAACGTACAAAATCTGGCAATGATCGAACGTCTGCTGGCAGTAACTTGCCAGCCATAGGCTTACCCTTCACAAAGCCTCCTTCATCATCCCAATCTTGATTCAATTTGTATTCACCAACTGAAGCCTCAATCATCACTTCATCAGCCTTTTCCTCGTATGCTTGTGCTAACCTTTTCTGGATGAAAATACGCATAGGCTCTTCATCACCAAACTCATCCAGAGCCTCCACTGCTTTGAGCCACATTACCCCTAATTCGCCCCAAGACATTGTCCCAATTGAATTCCAGACCAATCCTATCTTACCACGTGCTACCCTATCTGGAATCCTTTGCACAAAGCATCCTTTGGCATTCGCTTCTGCTCGCACTGCGTTGGAATCCTGCCAGAGCGATCCACACTTCACACACTTGTACTTTGTGCCATCACGTACCATATCCAGATTCCACTTCCCATTCACTTTGGCTTCCTTTGGGAACATTACAGATTGCCATTCCCAGCGCTGTAACTCGTTGCAATCTGGACAGCGACAAGACCAATCACGTATGTCTGTCTGGGACATCAGTTGGTGAAACTCTTGTTGCTCACGTCCACCTTGGGACATAAAGATTCGCTTTCCCATCCAGCCGAAAGCAGTGACACGTGCTGATACTTCCTCCAAGTGACCCTGTGGAGCAAGCCAGCACTCGTCAGCAATAACATAACGCAGTGACAAGCGTTGCAGATTCGATTCGTTCCAGATACCACGACAGTAAATAGTCATTCGATCGAAATCTGCTGTCGTGCTACGCTCCATATCGTCACCACGAAAACGAGCCTTCACTGGTGGACAGTTGTTCCAAACTGGTCGCAAATAACGAATGGCGAAATCTTTGGCTTCATCATCCTTACTTTGCAGGATCATCATTGGCGCTGGCTGATGCACGATTGCCCAACAACTGAAGAGACGAGCAAAGAGACTCTTACCACTCTGAATGCTTGCCAGAATCACCATCAGTTTAGTTTCTGGATCGCTGGCGATGCGTAGAGCATCAGCAATCCAAGGAGTGCGTTCACTTTTGAAAGGACCCGGCATTGGAGAGTCTGGAATAGCCATCACATTCTTCTCCAGCCAATCCACGATGTCTCCATCATCTTCTGGCTTCAAGATGTTACGACCAATCTCGATTAACTCTTCTTTGGTCATACTTTCTTACTCAATTCTCCCATTACTTTACGTTTCCAAGCGTCCAGTACTTTAACTGCTTTGGCTGGATTCTCTGGGTTACAACCCTCAGCACAATCCAAAGATAACTTGTCCAAGCGATTAACCACTTCTGCCATCAATGTCTTCATCGCATCAGCAGAGTCTGTAGCACGAATGTAGTCACGATTCATCACTGACAGACGATCCCATTCAGCCTTCAGTTTGGTAAGCGTATTAACTGTCTTGTCATAACTCGCATACAACTTGCTTTGCTGGGGAGACCCCTCACGCACAGCATTAACGTACTGATCTCGTGCTAAAGCCACCAAGCCACGCTGGTGCTGAATCACTTGGTCAAAGTTTTCTAATTCAGTATTGTTACCAGCATTCTCATTAGGAGTAATCGTAAAGCCAGCAGGATGATGACCAGTCTCCATATGGCGTTCTGCTCGCCAGCGCTCTGCATCCTCAAAGGAAGTTAATGGCATTCCCTCAGACACGAGTTGGGAAACTCGTCCTGCTGTAATTTCCCACCTTTCTGCCAATTGTTTTTGTGAAATCGCCATAGTTAAAAGAATCGTGCCTTTAGATTCTTTAGGGGTAATCTTTTTGATTAAAAATGCTCATTTTTTGCGAGGTCGCAACCGCGTAGGCTTCTTATACCCTACATCAAAAGATTCCTTAGGTGGGGTAGCACTCGCAGAATAATGACGTAAAATGCGTGAAACACGCATCGAATTCACTTCATCTTCTGGTCGCATAAATAAACTGGTTTCGATGCCCAACTGACGTAGCAAAGTACGACATCTAATGGACACTGCCTGTTTTGTGACCCCATAGCGCTTGGCTAACTTCGTCTGGCTTGGTGGATTATCAGCACCAATAACGATGCGTAGCACATCAGCATCCAGCCTCATCGAGCAGTCGCTCGATTCATCCATACGTTTAATGATGAAGAAGAATAGTGCTTGCAGACGATCGCTAACCAACTGACGTTGCTTATCGTCTACCCTTTTCGTTTCGTTATCACATACTTCCTCATAGGTTGATGGTGATGATAGTTGGAGTTTGAAACGATCTGAGTGCCATTCCAAATCACGTGGCAGGAATGAGATTGGCGTATCGTTTAACTTAGAGCGTATGTCCAATGGCTCTGCGTTGTGAGGCTTTTGTGGATCGAAATAACCAGACGCAATCAGTGCTTTGCGTTCAGACGATTTAAGACCACGCCACCACTTGGAGTACTGCTTGCTTACGTCATCACTTTCTAATGGCATCCTGCAACCACTATTGAGAGTCAATTGACGTAGAGCAAGTGGGTAGTATCCAAAGTTTGGATGCTTTATCGTAGATGATTAACTGATGACGATAGAAGTATTTTTTAAGCGTACTTGGTGATTCTTTGGTATTGAGTGATTGTATCCAGATTTTGAATTCAGATTTGGTTTTAGGAAAAGTGGTAGATTGGATAAACTGTTTCCAAGTTTGTTCATAGGCTTGGCTCTGTTTGATTTTGATAGATCGTGAGATAGCCAAGTTATTACTCATCCTGTCTGGATAGAGTCTCCAACAACGTTCCCAATGGCGCTTATATCTACTCATAGACTATTTTTCCTAGCGACCCATCAAGGGGAGCGATAAGGAAAAATAAATCATCCTTACATTATCTATATCCCCTTTAGGGGATATATAATACTGAATGTCCACGTTTTTTAATACTGAATGTCCACGTTTTGGGAAAGTAGCCATATTGGTCGATTTTGGCTTTTAAGGTGGGTATAGGGTCTGGCTGGTAGGTTGATACCAATTATACCCCATTAGTGCCTCCTTGGGGTATTAGCGTTGGATTTAGGGGGGGTCTGGGAAGTACTGTCAGAATCAGACGTGGAATACTCCCATTTGATAACTCCTTGCTGGCGAGCGTGGCGAATCAGAATCTCTGGCGCAAAGCGTCCATCGATGTCTTTGAGATTGGAGCGACCCCGACGTTTGGTAAGACCAAACTTGTAGACTGGGTTTTCCCCTTGGCATCGCATCAGCACAGCCACTTCTCTGAAGTAGTTGGTGAATTCGCTCGAACCCAGACCAGAATAGGCGAGATCAGCCACTGTCTGTCCTTCCTTGTCGCTGGCTTTGGCTGGCTTGCCAGTGTGGTGCATAGCCACAAGAATACATCCAGTTTCGAGCAGAATAGGTGCTATGTCGTGACGCAGAAAGTTGCTAACTTGCTCTTGGTCAGAGACATCTATTCCTGCGAACGACAAAAGAGGGTCGCAAAAGAATATGTCTGCAGAGTGTCTGATGATTAGATTACGCATCAGACGAGCAAAGGCTTTACCAGTGCAGATGGTGTCACGATAGATGTGCAGATTCTCTTCCAGAAGGCGATTGTCTTGCTCGTGAAACATAGCGCCAGCCTTTATGTCTTGGAAGCATTCACCAACATCGCCAAGATCGTTTTCTGCTTGTAGGATGATGGTTCGCAAGGGTCTTATGGGATTGATGCCAAAGAAATCACGTCCTATTGCCCAATGGAGCGAGGCTTGCATCATCAGCGATGATTTCCCAGTGCCAGATTGACCTACGATAAGCAGACTGCCTCCTTTGCAGAGCCATCGATTGCCCAGCACGTTGTTGGGGTCGTTTTTGCGATCGAATGAATCCAGATCGTTGAGATTCATCAACTCAGCAGAAAGTGCTTCCTTCTTCTGGGGTAAAAATTCGTCAGAATGGTTTTTGAAGTTTTCAGTGACAAATCGATTGATGGCTAAAGCGTCTGCTTCTGGCTGGCGTAGCAACTCTTCTGCTTTGGTAAGAGTGGAACAGAGCGCTCGTATGTAAGCAGTACGCTTGATTGCATCGAGCCAGCCTTTGTTGAGCAGAGAGAAGCCAACAGTGGTCGTGAGATCAGCCAGATAGTGTGCTGTGATATTTGATTTCCATTCAGTGAGTTTCTGGAAGACAGTTAACTCATCTGGCAAATGATTATCACTTACGACAGAATCAATAGCATCAGCAATTTGCTCGTGTGCTGGCTGAAAGAAATGATAGGGTCGTAATCCTTCTGGTAAGGGAAGTTGGTCTCTTAATAAAACGCCAAGAAGATAACGCTCTGCATCAAGGCTCGATGCAGGAAGATCGTTGGGCATAGATGTTAAATTATTTTGTGGTTGGGAATTCTACTAACTTCATTCCGTAATTATCAACTTTTGGGTAGTTGGGTAAATTAGGCTTTTTAATCAATTTGTTATTAGCGAATTGAGAGTAATCAACCTTGTGTTGCCACCTACCAAAGCGCCAATACATCGTAACGCAATCTGGATGTTGTTCGATTAGGCTTTTAGCCATTTTTTTACGACCATCACCTTGATATAGTTGATCTGTATTTCCTCCAGCGAGTTTCATCGTGGTTTTCTTGCCAGCCAGAAACGTGTTAAAAAGAATGGTGCATTTGCCTTGCTTGAGAAAACGTAATGCCAAATCGCTGTCTTCATTGTAGCGACCACGCCAGCGAATGGTTTCTGTGTTATCGAGCAGGATGCACGAATAGACACGATTATTTAGGAAATAGGCTGAATGCTTTTCGTTAGCATTGATAAAGAATGCGTAATTGAAGCCAGCCATAGGCACATTTTCATATCGATCTACGAAATCTTCTGAGGCTCTGAAAATAGCATCAGTAAGAGCCTCGTTCTTCATATTGTTGTTATAGCGATAGAACATCTCGATGTTATCATCAAGAATCCAGTGGCGCTTAAAGCCTTGGGCGATGGAATGTTCCCATACCCAGTTGCGAGCAGGAATGCCACCTTGTCCTAAATTGCTAAAAGGAAGCACGAGAATCTTTTTAGAATCAATCACAGCAGAATAGTTTTCGTATTCCTGTGGCTCGATGACGATTTTATAATCTACGTGCATACGTTCCAATGAATCTGTGGTCAGACGTATTTTCCATCTTCCCTTGGAGATGACGTAAATGGGATAACGAGTAGCCATTATTCTGAAATGTACTTCTTGTGGGAATTCAGACCACGTTTCAGAAATGGATACCAAGTGCCAATTGTCTTTTCAGTGAGGTTTTGGTCAATCAACTTGGCAAAGGCTTGGTAATCTTCCTCGTTACGAAAACGAATGATGATTTCCTTATGAGGCTTGATGAGAGCATTATTAAACTCTGGCATTCCAAACCATTCTGATGCCCAATCGTGATCGATTGGATTAACATCTTGGACAAGTTTGAAATCGTTGTCTGGATTATCTGGATTGTTGGGCATTGGTGTTGTTAGTTTTACTTTTTTATTTTTGGGAGAAATTTGTAATAGGGTACTTTGACGCTATAGCCATCGTTGGTCATAACTCTGAACATCCTGCGCTCATAGATGCCACTGGATACTCCTTTTTTGAGCCAACGATAAGCAGTGCTTGTTGATAGTTTCCATTGCTTTGCCCATTCATCAGTACTTTGGAAATCCTTGGGTACTTTCTCTGCTGATTTGTTGATTGCAGAAATAATGGCAAGCAAGGTGGGGTCTTTAACTGGTTTAATCATTTTGTGGGCAATGGTGGATTGAAGTAACTCATTTTTTCTTTGGTTTGTAAAAAGTTAAATTGGCAGTGAAAACCCAGTTAGAGCCAACCTTGTGGACAAGCCAAGCCTTGTATTCTGTGCCATCTATGATGCCAGCGACAAAGCCACTACCCCAGCGTGATGAGGCTAATCGATTTTTGGCGTAAGACATTGCATCTTTATCGCAAAGGCAACCAGCGCTGAATGCCATTCCAGAATCGTGCTGGGTCAAAGCAATGGAACAAAGGTTGTGTGTGTGTCCGTGGATGAGAGCCTTTACGCCATTGCGTGTATAGTGAGAGCCTTGGATAATGGTGGCGTTTAAACCGTGATTGTAGCCGTGGACAAAGCCAACTGATCCAATAGTGTGAAATCCTAATTTGGAATGATAGGGGTAAATCTTTTTAGCACCAGACTGGCGAGCAATACGATTGATTAAATCTTTCCTATCGATGCAGAAATCTCTGACCAGTGCTGATGAGGAAGTGTTGATTAAGTAATCTAAACGATCTTCGTGGTTACCCCAAAGATAAACTGTTGGAGCAAATCGCTTGAGGAATTCGCATCCATATTCCAAATCATTGTTAAGCGATTCAGCAGATTCATTATCAGACGAAGACACTCCTTTGCGCAGACTGCGAAAATCAAAACAATCTCCAAGATGAATACGCTCGTCTGGTTTGAATTCCTTGCAGTAAGCAAACAAAGCATCGCAAGCCTCATCGTCTTGAAGATCTCCGTGGTTATCACCACAAGCCACGAATTTTATAACTTTACT